CCAGCGTCTCAATCTGCGCGCCCAGCGCCGGAAACGCGCGGCTCGTGCCGTAGCTCGATGCCAAAAGCCCGCGCTCCGTGCGGATGTTCTGCGCAAGATAGGCGTAATCGGTGTTGATGTTCGTGTCGCCCGCCGCCTGATATACGCCCTTCGGCGTGGGGATTGTGAACCGCCCCTGATAATCGCTGTCTGAAATGCTCATCGGCGATACCTCGCGTCCGTGACCTCGTATAGATGATTAAACCGCGTCACGCTGCCCATGCCCTGCGGCCTGATTCGCTGCATCGTCTGGTAAAAGCTATTCTGGTAGAACTGCGCCCTGCTCTGCTTGGCCAGATTTCCGCTGGACAGATGACGGTAACAGATGTAGTCCGCAAGCGCCGCATGCGCGTATTCCGGGATTTGCGGCTCGTCGCTCCCGTCCTCCATCGGGTAAAACGCCACTTCGCATACGGCGCGCAGCGTCTTTCCCGTCAGGTCGTCCCGCCAGACGTGCAGCCCGCGCCCGTCCGGGTCAAGGTCGTAGCCCACGTCGTAGCCGTATTCGTCCCGCAGCTCCACCACGCGCGTGGCCAGCATGCCCGGAACAGGCGCGTTCCCTTCCTCGTCCACATCCGTATAAAAAATCCGGCGCGGTTTCAGGTACTCGCGAACCGCGATATCATAGCCCATGTTCGCGTATACCTTGAAACTCTCTTCGTATTCGCTCACGTCCTCCGCGTCCTCGTCCAGTTGACGAAGCGCGTGCGCGATGATTTGGCTTAGCGTCATGGGCTATCCCTCCTTAAATCTTGCCGCAGTCGCGCAACAGGTTGTACAGCGGTTCGGGCATGTCAATCGTCGTGCCCTTCATAAAGTAAAAGCTCACGCCGTTCAGACCGACGAACTGCACGTCGTCGCCGTCGCCCGGAATCTTCGGAATGTTCACCTTGACGGTCTTGTAGGTTTCAACAACGCCCGCCTGCGTCATCATCTTCTTGATGTTCGCCTTCGTCGCCTCGCACTTGTCCTTGAGCACGGAGCTTGCCATCTTCATCGACGTGATGGTGTTGAGATTTTCCATGTTTGTTCTCCTTTCTTCTAAAAGAAAAAGGCGGGAGTGTCCTCACACCCCCGCCGATCATTAGGCGGTAAATCCGCACTCGATGCGAACCGCGAACTCCGGCTGCAGCAGCTTCGCCGCGAAACCGTCCAGCTTCCAGCCGACCGTGGAAATCTGGTCGAGCGGGTCAGCCGTGCCCGCGCTGCCCGCAGTCTTGACGACAACATGCGGCTTGTTGCCCTTGAGGCTCGTCAGACCGTAGGCATAGCGGCCAAGCACAATGACGCTCGCCACGTCCGCGCTGCTCGCGCCCGCGCCCTCAAAGATTTTCGCCTCGGTGCTCTCCACAAAGCGGATACCGAACAGGCGGCCAACCTCGCCCGTGTAGATGTTCTCCTTGTCCTGATACTCGCTCACTTTGACCCACGCATCGTCTTCCTGAAGGTCGTACACGGTGTCGGGGCCAACGATGGCGACGTAGTAGCCGTTGAACTTCTCCGCGAGGTTCTTCTTGAGCGTTCTGACCGCCTTGCGCAGCTCGCGGCTGGTCAGCTTGTCCGCCGCCGTCAGCTGAGCGCGCGCCGTCTTGCCGCCCGCGTAGATAACGTTGGTGCAGGTCGCCAGCTCATCGCGCACGAGCGCGTCCACGCTGCGCGCGCCCGCGTCGCCGAAGCGCTGAACGCGGCGGGTGATGTTCTCATCGAGGTGTACCATGTCCAGCCAATCGCTGCACCTCGCATAGTCGCCGAACTGCTGAATGGTGGTCGTAACCGCGACCTCGGCAAGCATCTTGCCGTCGCCCGGGTTGCCTTCCTCAAGCGCCGTCGTCTTCGCCGCGACCGGAATCATCTTGCGCATGTTCATCGTGATACCGCTGTTCATCGGCATGCGGTAGTTCTCGCCGAACTGGAGATGAACCAGATTCGGTTCAAACGTCCGCAGCAGCTCGCGGTTATAGTAGGTCTGCATGCCCGGCGTAAGGCCGGTGCTGGTCGTCATGTTGGTGTTGGTGTTGGTATATGCGTTCGCCATAAAGCGTCCTCCTTAAAATCTGACGCGCTTGCCCTCCATCATCATCTCCTGCGCTCTGTCAGAAAAACGGGCAAATTCCGCGTCTGTCATGTTCTCGATTTTGTTCTCTTCCGGCACATTGCCTGCGCCCGCCGTCTTTGCCGTCGGTACGCTGCGCCGCTTGACCGGCGTGGTCTCCTTCGGCGCGGCCTCGCGCTGCAAGTATGCTTTGGCGGCCTTGCGGATGCTCATGCCGCTGTTCACATCCTGCTTGACCTGCTCATCGCCGGAAAAAGCCCGAAGCTCTTCCATCGTCCAGCCGTCGTCAATCAGGCTGTTCAGCCCGCTTGTGATCTCCGCCTCGCGGTTTCCGGCCTGTCCGGCCGCCGCCTTTTCCCGCTCCTCGACAATCTTTCGCGCGGCCTTCTCGCTGATGTCCGCGTCGCCCTTGGCAATCTTGCTAGCCTGATAGCTTCTGAGCGCTTCGGCAATCTCATCCTCGGTCATGTCGCCCGACACGCCGCGAACCTTCGCAGAGAAGTCCAGCTCTTTCTGGAATCCCTTCCTCTGATTCGCAAGCGCCGATGCAATCCGTCGCGAAAACTTGTCCTTGTCCCCGTCCGGTTTCTGCTCCTGCGTTTCCGGGGCGCTGTCCCCCGTCTGTTCAGCCGTTTCTTCCGTTTCCGAAGCGCCGGTCAGGTTGTCTATGAGGTCGTCCAAGCCGATCTCGTTGCTTTCCTGCGCGTCGTCCGCAGAACCCATCATCATATCGACCGCATTTTCAAGCTCATCCATGTTCGGTATCCTTTCTTTTCGCGCCTTTCCGCGTTGTCATTCAAGCAGGGTTGTCCTGCGTCGAATCTTCACTTTGCAGCAGCCCGCTGTAATCTACGCCCTGCTGCTTCTTTTCGATTTCGGCGGGCGTTGCGTCCGCCTTCCGGTATTCGCCGATGACCGCCTGCATGCCCTGATTCTGCGCCGTCAGCGTTTCGATCTGCGCCTGCATCTGCTCGATCATGGCCTGCTGCTGGCTGTTATTTTTGACCATCTTTAGCACGCTGCTCTTCGTTCGGTAGCCCTCCATTAGGCTGATGACCGATTCCGGCGGAAGCGCCTGACCGGCCTGTCCGCAAATCTGCGCCACCTGCATCAGGAACTCGTTGTCCGCCTGAATTTGCAGCGGGTTGTTCTTCTGCACCTGAACGCGAACCGTGTAGGCAGGCTTGGGCAGCTTCCCACCCTCGCGCGTCGGGGCGATCAGCTCAACAATCCTGTCCTTCATGTTCCCGCTGGAATCCCAGCCGCCGACGATGCGCACCCTCCTGTCCGCGTCCAGATAGTCGCTCAGTACCCACAAAATCTGTTCGACCATCCGGCGGAAGGCGTTCTTGAACCGCTCGGTGTGCCAGCGCGTCGTTTTGCCGCCTGCTTCCTGCAAAGCCTGAATGGCCGCCGCAGCCGTCACGCCGAGGCCGCCCTCGCCGCGTGAGAACTGGTTCTGTCCGCAGTCCTGCTTCATGCTGTCCACCAGATATTCAAGCGTCGTGTACACCTGATTGTTGATGGGGTTCGCCTGTACAGTCTGCATGGCCTCGCGAACGTCGCTGCCTTCCCACTCGATGATCGTCTTGCGCATGTCGGCCACGTCGTCGGGGTTCACGCCGCTGCCCTTGCGTACAAAGATACGCTGTACGCTGCTTGCGCGCGCGTTGTCGTCGATGTATTTGAGCATCCGGTCTATCGCCGTCTGCGTGTCGATGTAATCATGCACAAGCCCTGTGCCGAACGGCCTGCGCCATACAGACCGATACTTGTAGAGCACAAACGGATATTCCCCGTGCGCGTATACGCCCTCCGGGTAATCGCCTTCCTTTACGCCGCCGAAGCACAATTCCGTACTGTACAGCAGCGCGTGTCCGGCCATCTGCGCCATGTGTACGCGGTTCTTTCGCGCCTTTGCGTCGTACCGCTTGTACCAAAGCTCAATGAGTGTCGTCCGGCTGTCGCCGTCCACAACGTCCTGTGTCGCGATTTCCTGCGCGTCGTCCACATGATCGCCGTGCACATACCCGCGCGCATGCGGATAGTGCTCTTCCACCCATGCGACCGTGGTGTGCGTCACCTTGAAGCAGGCACGTCCGTCCTGAATGTTCTCCTGCGTCGGGTCGGGGTAGAAGTCCTCGGGATGCCACGCAAGCACGGAAACCATGCCGTTTCCGTCGTCCGCGTCGTCGTCCCAAAACACTTGCGCAATGCCCGTTCCCGTAACCGCCGCGTCCTCGATGATCGTCTGGTATGCTTCCGGCCATGCCGACTGATAGAGCACGAAGCTGACTACATCGCTCATTTCCTCCGCGCTGTTGGCCGTGTCCTCGCGCTCCGGCAGCATAAGTGCCTCCGGCATGTTGTCGATCTGGTCGGCAATCACGTTGTCGATACAGCTATTGAGCGTATTGGACGGCGGCGACGTAAAACTGCGCTCGTTCTGCCGCAGGGCGCGCATTGCCCGCGCGTCGCGCATCTCTTGGTGATCGTCCCGCAGATCGTCTACAAAATCGTCAAACAGGCTATATGCGCGGGAGACGAGTGCCTTTTGCTGCTCGTTAAGCGGCTGTTCGCCCGCATCGCGCGGCGCGCTCTGCCGAATATCGCCCGGCGGGGAATCTCTCTTTCTCTTATTCATGCGTCCTCCTTAATCCAGCGGATTCCATGCCGGCTTCTTCTTGGCCGGTTTCAGCAGTCTGGGCGCAATCGGCCTTGACATCAGGAAATACCGCGTCTCGTCATAGATATGATCCTCGCCCGCCGTGTCGATATCCTCAACCTTGTGTTCGTCGTAGCACAGCGTCGGAATCGTGCGGATGAAATCCTTGCATGTGCTGAACACATACATCATCGGCCTGCCGTCCTCGCCAAAGCGCAGCCGCTCGTGAAGCTGCATTTTGCCCGGCATGCGCGTGTTGTCGCCCTTGCGGAAGATTACGCCGTTGAAGACCTTGCGAATCTGTTCTTCCACGCTCGTCCCTCGGCTCTCGTCCCAGATGGCCGGGTCGGCAATGCCCGTGATGTGGATTCCCTCTTTGAACTCCGGTTCGAGCCAGCCCGCCATTTTGGCCGCGATCTCGCCCGGCGTAATCATCAGGCCGACGTTCGCCTCGCCCGCCTTGCAGCCGTACAGCTCCTTGTAGCGGTAAACCCGTCCGTCCGGGTCAACCGCCCACGCGCCCAGCGAAAACGGCCTTGAAAAGCCGTGATCAAAGCTGACGTACCGCGTCCAGTTCAGCGGAATGTCAAACGGGTCAATGACGTGCGTATTCTTCCCGTCTGCGTAATGCGCCGGGTCGTTGGTGAACTCGGGGAACGCCTGTCCCTCGAACGCATCCCACTTGCCGTAGAGCAGCGCGTCCCGCAGCTTGGAAGGCTTGTTCTGAAGCTCTACGATGTACATTTCGTCGATGTGCGGGTTGTCGTAAACCGTCGCCGGGATGTATTCGCAGACCGACTTCTTGGTTTTCATCTTCCCGTCCTGACCCATGATCTCCGTATTCTTGACGACCGTGTGCGTTCCCACGTCCGTCGAATCGACGAACCGCGCCTTGACCCAGCCGTGACCGGGCCCGCCGGGGTTGCTCGCGCACCGCACGCAGGGATGAACGCCCAGCCGCTTCGGCGCGCGCAATCTCGTCTTGATGTAGTTGTACATGCCTTCCGAAAAGTGCGTCAGCTCGTCAAAGTACAGCCATTGGATTTCAGCGCCCTGATACTTGATCGTGTCGCCCTCGTCGCTCAGGTGGCAAAACCGCGCCGTGCTTCCGTTGACGAACCGCATCTCATGCGCGCCCGCGTAATACTGCCCCAGCGATTCCGGCACAATCGAGCGCATGGTCTTGATGAGCGTCTGTTCCAGCTCCGGAAACGTCCGGCGAAACAAGTATGCGTTCGTTCCCGGATATTTCAGGCACCGGATAAACGCATCCCAGCAGATCGCATAGCTCTTTCCGCCGCCTGCCGCGCCGCCATAGAGCACCTCTCCGCTCCGGCTCGCGTGAAACATCCGCTGCTTCTTCGTCGGCACATAGTCAAATGCAATCTGGCTCACTCGTCCTCATCCTCCGGCATGTTCACATCGAAACCGCCGCCCGTGAACGTGATGTTGATATCCCGCTCTTCTTCCTTCGGCGCTTTGATGCCCGCCCTGTCGAGCGTGTCCCGAATCGCGTTCTGCCACAGATACTGGAAAGCCGGGTCATAGTTCGTTTCCAGTATCTCTTCATTGCGGTCAAGTGCAATCGGCACCTGTTCCAAAATGCGAAGCTGCGCCTGCGCAAGCCGCGCTTCCTTGAGCGCCTTGATCTTGTCCGCGTTCTCTGTTTCGCACAGAATCCGTCGAATTGTCATTGTGCTGACGCCGTATTCTTCCGCCAGATCAGCAACGGATTCATAGTCCTCTACATACCGGCGCACAACCTCTCTGCGCTGCTCCGGCATCACCTTCTGGTTCTTCGGCGGCGTTCTCGCTTTCTTCTTACTCATGCTCGCATTCCTCCTTTTTTCATCCTTACCCATGAGTATAAAAAAATTTCCAAAGCGCGCTTTCGCTCTGGAAATGTTGGTTTGGCTTTTTCTCTGTTCCCGATTTTCCTTTCGGTTTGCCCCGGTAGGGGTACGCCCGCCGGTCGGGGAGGCATATGATATCGCGGGTAAAGCCCGCGCGCAGGTGGTCAATTCGGGGCTGGGGGTGGCCTCTCCGCAAATCTGCTTTCAAATTTCACGCCCTGCGCCGTGTGCGTGGGGTACGCTGGTGTACGCCCTGCGTCATAGTGGGCTAGTAACCCGCCATCCATCGGCAATCCGTCCTATATATTACTGGACTTTCCGCGCCAGTCAGCTCCGGCGCGGCATAATCTGCGGCATAATCGCCCAGCATCCCGACGCGATCTCTATCATATAATGGAGCGTTCGCCCGCCGTCAGCGCTGGCCGTCATCCGGTCGGCCTCATCTGATAGGAGCAGCCCCCCAGCCCCCGCCCAGATCGGCGCGTGGTGAAGCCTCCGCCCTGCGTCCCTGCGTCCCTGCGTCCCTGCCTCCCCGCGTCCGTCGTCGGCCTCTACCGTCTGCCCGTCGGCCTGTCCTCTCCATATCATGCGCCAGCTGTCCGCCTGTCAGATCGTCCGCATCCGTCAGCCGGTCATGCGATCCAGCCCGCGCCAAATGTAAGCACGTCAGCACGTCGCCGCAAGTGGGCGCTTATATGGTAAGGCGGCCGCACGTGCAACACGTACAGCCGCCCGAAAGATCACAATTACGTATAATCGCCCGTAGGCCGCGGCGGAGAAGTCCGCGACCTCTCCCCGCGTCCGAGGACGATTATACAATATCATACTGTCAAGCGTGGCGCAAGTGACAGACGGTGACAGACTAACGATATATATAGATAGCCCCGGCGAGCCGTAGCCCGTCGGGGTGAATGTGTCAGGTGCCGGCCTGATCCGCGTCATCTGGTGGCAGATGCGGCCGGAGCGTGTCCAGTATGTAGCGCTGGACAGATAGCCCAGCAGCAGCGGCGGCGGCGCGAATGCGCGCGCCCTCTGCCTTGCTCGGTCTAATCATGATGTTATCTTGCCCCTGCTGATACTTGCGTACCGCTCTTTTTTGCGCGTCCGTCGATGTCCCCATGTCATCACCTCCACGCAGACATAATACCACAACGGCAAATCTATGTCAACTTATACATTCTGCACAAAAAACTATAGTATATGTTAACTCATATTTGTTGGATATTCCGGTATTGCCTTTCGGTGCGAGTTAACATATACTATAGCCATCAAAAGGACAGCGGAACAAACCGCGACAGCCCCGCCTGAAAGGGGCAGAAAGTGAGGATCATATGACTACCTATTACATCCGCGACCTTGAGCAAGCCCGCGCAATCATCTCCGCCTACGAGCGTTGTAGCTCGTGCGACACCTGCCCCCTGCACACGCCGGAGGGCTGGCGCTGCTCATACCTCCACGACTGCGCGGTGCGCTACATCGAGCGCCACGCCGAAGAAACCGCAAGAGCCGTATGAGCCGAAACGCCGCCCCCTCGGGGCGAGCGTCCGCCGGGAATCGCCGCCCGGCGCTGATGATGGCAGGCGAAAACAACGACCCGCAAGGAGGCTATCATAATGAGAACAAATTATTTTACCGGCTGCGCCGATATGCAAGCGCTGAAAGCCCGTTACCGCGAACTGGCCAAGCAGTACCACCCCGACCTCCACCCGGAGCTGGGCGACGAAACCATGAAGGCGATCAATGCCGAATATGACGCGATGGTTGCCCGCCTCTCCCACGTCGCGCCGGATGGGCGCACGGAAGCGACCGCCGAACAGGCGCGAGACGCTGCCGACATGGCGACCGCCTACCGTGAAGCCGTTTATAAGATCATCCATCTTGACGGCATAGAAATCGAACTGTGCGGCGCTTGGCTGTGGGTCAGCGGCGACACCTACAAGCACCGCGACGCGCTCAAGGCCGCCGGTTATAAGTGGGCGAGCAAAAAAAAGATGTGGTATTGGCGCGCTGAAGAGTACGCCGCGACCCACAGCCGGAGAAAGAAGAGCATGGAATACATCCGCGAGAAGTACGGCAGCGAGCGCGTGACCGGTGCATACCGTTACGCCATCGCGCAGTAAAGGAGGCTACAAGCATGGAAAACGCTTTTTCCTTTGATTTCTTTATCTACTCCCGCCCGGCGGGGGAAAGACGCTTCACGCTCACCGATCTAGCACGCGGCACCGTCGGGCTAGGCAAGATTTACGCCCCGCGCTACCGTGCGGAGCATCTGGAACAGCTCAAAAAGTGGCTTGACTGCGCCGCCGCCACTTACCCCGGCGCAGTCTTCCAGCTTCGGCGGCTGGACGGAAAAACCATCGTATACACGACGCGCTGAGCGAGGTTTTCAGAGCGCCCGACCTGCGGACGCTCTACAAAGCCCCGGAAAGAGGCTAAAAAAGGAGGAAAAACCATGAAAAAATATCCCATTAAAAGAGTTGCCCTGACCCTTGCACAGTTTTCCGTGCAAGAGGAAGCGTCTAAAAAAGGGCGCTGGATCAGTTACGAGGAAGATTTTACAGATGAAGAACGCGAGAATGTACAGAAGTTAAGGGACGCAGTAACGGAGATTCTTCTTGCCTCTAACGGCCGTACATGGTATGACACGTTTGTTTCCATTAAGTCGGTTCTGTGCCCGTCGCTCAGTATCGGATTCAAATTTCAGGATAAAATTGAGTCGGCGTGTAAGCAATGCGGCATTGTATTCGAGCATGAAATATTCCCCGGATACTGACTGATATCGAGGTTTTCCACCCTGCCCGGTCTATCTGGACAGGGAAGAAAGCCCCGGCAACGGGTAAGCAAGGAGGCATGACAATGTTTTGGGTTCTCTTTTCCGCGACCGCCGCCATCTTGGCGGCCTGTGTGCCCGTCATGGGACACATGGATACCTTCGGAGGTGCTGACGATGAGCTGTAACACCGATTACCTCTATCCCGTCAGCGCGGAAGACGTTGACAGCGCGCTGTCTTCGCTTTCGATTCGCGCCGCCCATCATCAAGAGGGCTGGCGGCTGCTGACGGCCATAAAGACGCGCTCCGGGCTGGTCGGTCGTATCTTTGACCGTCGGAGCGTCGAGGCCGTGCAAAAGGCCGTTGGAGCCGATTACGCTGTGTCCTACTACATCCGGGATTACAGCAAAGACCACCCGCGAACCCTGCTCATCGAGAGGCTTGACGAGCAGGGTCAGCGGATTCCCGGCTACCGCTGGCATTGGTATTTTGAGCTGGCCAGCACTCAAAACCCGCGCTTGACCGCCGAAAAGCTGGAAGAGCGGTTGGCATACTACCGCGACCAAGCCGCACACTATCAACAATGCGCCGCAGAACTGCCGCAGCTCGTCAACCAGTATAACAGCGCATGCGACTATATGCGCACAATTCGCGGCGAACTGAGCACGATTTTAATTTACGCCGAACAACGTTAATGCTATAATTAATATATGTGCAGCCCCTTAACGAGGGCAGAAAGGAAAAAACCATGAAGAAACTTAAAATGAAAGATGTCATCACCCGCGAAGGGTATGAGTACCTGAACGCCAAGGAGCGCCGCTTGCAGCTCAAGGTTGCGCAAGCCAAAGAATGCAGCGGTTGGCGTCCCTGGCCAGACACTTGTAGCGCGCTGGCCGCGCGCATCCCCGATGAGTGGTGGGGAAAGTATAGTGCTGAGCACATCGGCGAGGTGATGCGGCTGGTGAAAGCCGCCTATGATGACGGGCGGCAGTACCCGAGCCCGGACGCGTGGCAGCGCAGAAAGGATTAAAAAGGGAGGGCAAAAAGATGGGAACCGAAAAAAACGAGAACAAGCAACTGATTCCCAGCCAAGAGCAGATTGATACATTTAAGGACTGCGTCTTTAATTATGTGTCCGACAACAAAGACGAGTTTTTTGGCGAGGATGAGGATATATCGTACGAGCTCGCAGATATTGAGATCGACGAAGACTCCGGAGAACTCTGCGGCCGCATTGAGTTTCCCGGAGACAAACACTCTTATATTGTAGTTGATTGGCAAAACAGCGGAACGATTGAACTATTCTACGGAGGCACAAAATAAGAACAAAAACGAAACAATAAAAGAAAAGCAGGGATTCGACCCCTGCTTTTCTTTCGCTTAGTCGCATTTGCTACTAAACAATTCAATATTTCAATCCCACATGGAGACGTTGCCATCTCCAAGACACATTTATTATACACAACATATTCGCGTCTGTCAACCTTTTTCGGTTCTCCGCCCAGATTTCTCTCGCGCCTCTCTTGCAGCTTCTTCCCGTTTTGCGCTGCTGATGTCTGTTTCCACTTTATACCGAGCAATGAGTTCTTCGCGCAATTTTTCCGCCGCATTGTACGCATCTTCCGCGCGGTCGAACGTCCCTTTGGCGTGATACTGCTTTCCCTTATAATAGACGGCCGTGTAATATCGGCCACTCGGCAGTTGCACGACCCCGCGATAGCCGGAAGCGTTGTTTTTCTGCGGCTTGTTTGACCGCAGTCTTGCAAAATTGCACCCGTCAAAACGCCCCAGCTTTTCGTCGAGCGGAACAGTGCTCAGGTTTTGGCGGCTTTTCTCCCGCCGGTTGCATCCGCAGCTGACTATTCCGCCGCTCCGCAGCCACCGCGTCGCAACGTCTACGATGTTTCCACAGTCACATTTGCAGCGCCAATAGACATATCTCCCGCCGTTTGAGCCTATCCGTTCAAGCACCGTCAACCGCCCAAAACGTTGACCAACCAAATCAAGTTTCACGCCCTTCACCGCTCGATCAGCTCCCTTCTGCCGCTTATATGATATCATAATATGGCTTATCTTGCAATATTACGACAAAAAGCTCGGCCTTTAGCCGGGTTTATTTGCGCTGTTCGCCGCCCTGTATATCGCCGACTTGTATCTAAACGCCGTCCGCTTGTGGATTCCGGCCTCTGCACATGCGGCCTTGAGCGGCCTGTCGTCGATGTAATACAGCCGGATAAACGCCCGCATCCCCTTGATATATTCGCCCTGTTGGGGCTGATACAGAACGATTCTGTCAAGCGCCCGCAGCGCTTTCTTCTGAGCGCGCAGAAAAGCCGCATGCTTTTCATGCAGCTTTTCTTTGGCGTTCAGCTCGTTTATCAATCCGGCTTCCAGCCCACGCACCGCGCCGCGCTGTTTGGGCATCCCGTCGAGATCGCTTCCCTTGGCGCTTCGGTTCTCGTACTTTTCCAGCTCGATTTTGTACTCATACGCCGCGAAAGAGCAATCAATCAGCGCCTGCGCGTCTTTTCTTTCCGCTCGCATTTTGCCCTCCATTTTTCCCGGTCGAGCCACGTCACGCCGACCGCCATAGCCTGCCACATGTCGCCGCGAAAGCCGTAAAATGTATCTGGGTTTGCCTTTGTGCCCCGTCCGCGCTCTTTGTCGTGCCGCGCGAACCGTCGGATAAGCGAGGCGCGAATCTGCCCGTCTGCGTGTTTGGGCGCAGTCTCCGGCAGCGGCGGCAGCCCGTTACGCTTTGTCGGAATGAGGCAAGACCGCTCGTCCCGCCGGAAGATCGACCCGACCATCAGCCCGCGAAGCGACGCCTGCCAGCTGAACCGGCCAAACGCCTTGATCGTCTCGATTGTGCTTTGCCCCATCACCGCGCCCGCCGCGCTCCTGTCCGTGCTGCTGTATCGCGGCTCGATGTCCTCGATGATAACCGCATCCAGCCCCGGCGCGTCTGCGATGATGGACAAGATCACATCGTTCCCCACCTTGTCCGCGCTTAGGATTTGATACTGATCGTCTAGGATGACGTAGGCGCTTTCCGTCGTTCCGGGGTCAATGGCCATTATTTTCACCGTGCCCTCCTTTTCTGCTGGTCAAGCCAGCGCTCGTGACTGCGCTTTCTGCCCGTGCCCTCTATGCAGGCCGTGTAGCGGTTTTCCAGCGCCGTCTTCCTGCCGTCGGCATACGCCTTGTATCTCTCACATCCCGCGTGACAGCCGACCTCGCGGCTCGTACAGTCGCGGCATGGCGCGTCATTCACGGCTATCACCTGCCCACGGCGTTTCCCACCTTTCAGTTTCCGTCGGTTTGCGCAGCCAGCAGCGCCAGTTTTTACCATACGCATCGGAGATATCCCGTCTCAAATCAACATTTCCATCGCCAGCATACATAAAACCCTCTTCTACAAACGCTGGGTCTCCTTCGTAATCAAATGGGCTGTATCTGTTTTCGCTCCATAAAAAACCAGTATAGACTTTCAGTTCTTCCAGCGTCAGTACGCGGTTCTTCGGCTCGACACGGTGCATCGCCATTCGGAACGCAGATTCAGAATCAATGCCGACTGGCGAATCCCAGCCGCATTTGCAGACGTAGCAAAATGCGGCGTTACACAAATTCACCAACTCCATGTCAGCCCCGCATCCGGGGCATTTCGGTTTTTCACTCATGGCTCTTTTCCTCTCTTTCCGCCTCAAGCCGCTCGATGTAGGCGAGCGCATCGGAGACGATGTCCGTCAAACAGCCGAAGGTCACGCCGTCGGCACTGAACGTCCGCCCCTGCTCATAGGGGCAATCGTGACACGATCTTCCGTCTCTGTGACATTTAAGTGCTTTCTTGATCTCATCAGGCGTTTTCATCGTTCTTCCTCCTTTTTCCTCCTTTTTCCGCTTCTTCTCGTCCTTCTCCGCAGCCAGCTTTTCCAGCATGTCGGCGGCTTGCGGATTTATGATGCTGCCGCAGTCGTAAAACCCATAAAGTGCGCAACCTGTGCAACTCGCGCTACCGCAGAGCCTCAGTGTCTCGGCCAGCTCTTCCGCGCTTAACTGCGGAATTTCAGGCTTCTTTTCCGCGTACTTGCACACCTCCGGGTGTTCGCTTGTTGGGCACGTGCCGCCGCGATACGGACATTCGCCATTGGTGCAGACACCTTCAAAATCGGCGTACCATTTACATTTCATTTTCCATGCCTCCACTCTCTCCCTCGGTTGATCTCCATCTTCTGCCGCACCGCCTTGTCAATGTCGATGCCCAGATACCCGGCGGCGGACAGTGCCGTGATGATAACATCCGCCAGTTCTTCGGCAAAGTGATCTTCTTCAAGTACCGATTCCAAAAGTTCTTGGTTTTCCAGAAATACGCGAAACGTTGCATTAACTCGTGCAAGCTCTCGCTCGGTATTTACAATTTTGTAAATCTGCAACCCAGAATCCCTCAGAACATCGCTATTCACAAACGTTTTCCGAAGATAGTCCCCGTCCCACAGCCCGTGCGCCACCGCGTCACTGTAAATCTCATCGCGCAATTCGTTCAGCATATTTTCCCCTCCGTCAAAACAGAATCCCATCGTCACAGATGACCTCTCCGCGCCTCGCTGCCCGCTCCGCAGCGCGTCGCGCCATCTCCGCCTTGTGCGCCTTCTGCGCCGCTTCCCTCGGCTTCTGCGCGGCTCTGAAACAGGTATAACAGCAATACCAGTCAAACGCGGTGCCCGTGTGCGGCTTGGTCAGTTTGTAGGCGTAGCGCAGGCTTGCCACCGGGAAGGTCTTGCCGCAGGTCTTGCAAACCTTCGGCGGCATTTGCTGGTAGGCCGTCGTGTTGAATATGCTTCTCCCCGTCAGCACAGCACCATCGCCTCCTGAACAGGCGGCCGCTTTTTCTCCGGCTTTTCGGGCGCATATTTGTTCAAAAAGTAAATTTGCCCCTTCGGCGTGATGAGGGTCGTCGAGCTGATAAACGTCTTGTCTGCGCTGCTGACCGTCCGCTCGATGCTCCGCATCAGCCCCATATCCACGCTTCTTTGCGTCGGCGCGTTTTGGTCTTTGGCGTTGGCCTTAATCACAAAACCGTCGCGCCGCAGCAGATCGTACAGCCGCTTTTCCCCGGTGTCGTAGCCCCTTTGCACCATCAGCTTCGCGAGCTGACGGACGAGGATATCCCCCTCCGCTTTTTGTACCGTCTCGGCGAACAGCACCTTCGGCGCGTCGGCCTGAATCTTCGCGTTCGCCGCTTCAAGCTGTTTGTTCCGTTCGGCAATCTTTCGTTGCGCAACCAACAGCGCGTTCGCCAAGAGCTGGTCGTCGTCCATCGTCTCCTGACCGGCAATGTAGCCGCCGGTCTTGCGGATGCTCGGGATGACCTCGTGGGTAATCCAGCGCTTGAAGGCTTTGGCTTCCGGCTTACGGCTGCTCAAGACGAGCGCGTACAGGCCGGGTTCGTTGATAATTGTAGCCATCTGTGCGCCGCCTCGCTGGTTGGAATGACTATCAGTTAAACTGAGGGTCATTTTTTCGTCATCATCCAACTTGGAAACCGCCATGCTGCTGTTCCCCAGCCCCAGCGCCCTACACACATCCGCCGCAACAAACCACGGCTCGCCCTCCAGCGTCACGGCGCGCACCGCGCCAAACTCATCCTTGCGGAAAATCGTCACGTCGTTCATGGTCTATTCCTCCTCATCCAGATTGACTTTGATGCTCTCAAAATACTTGTGCCGTTCCTCCGGCGTCATCTCCCGAAGCTGTCTCGCGTACTCGTCCATGTCGTCGCTTGCGGCTTGCAGTCTCGGCGCATCCTGCATCCCGGCAATCATCTTCCTGTCCGCGTCGATTCGCGCCCGCACGTCGCCCGGCATCATGCGAATCTCCTTGTGAACGGCTGCCCGCGCCGCGAAACTGCGCTGAAAATTGCTGGCAATCACGCTCTCGCTCACGCCGTCATTGCTGACTGCCCACTCGTGTAGCTGGCTCGGCGACCCGACGACCTCCTGCACCACCTCCGGCAGCTCGGCAAACTGCTCCGCGCTGTGATACGCGCTGTCCTTCATGGCGCGCTTGACCAGCCCCCAAGCGTTTTGAGGTGTCAGTTCAAAGCCGTGTACGGCCTGATTGATGACGTTCAGTTTCTCTCGGATTTGCCCGACGACGGGCGGGAATCCTTTGGTATCGCTGGCGATAAATGCCTTGACCGCGTCGCTTACAAGGCTTGCGTCGTCGTCGGCGAAGAAACTGAGCCATACGTTGGTCATCGCCTTAACGTCGTTCTCGTTCATGTTTGCGTAAAATCTCGGATAAACCGCGTTGATGATTGCCAGAATGTCGCTCATCTCGATAAAAGTCATGTGACGTTCCCCCTGCATTTCAGCGATTGCAGCGCAAACGGGTTGCGGGTCAGCACCTGTTCCGCGTCTCCTGCCGTTCCTCCGCCGCTCTCAGCAGCTCTCTCTGCCCATGTATACCCGGCGTTTTTTTCTTTCCGTAGAATCCCGCCGACATACCTCCAGCTCCGGCATTTTTCCGCCGCGCCCTGAATCCTGTCGATTGCCTTGAGCAGGTTGTCCGCTCCATGCTCTGCCCGCAGGTTGTCCATCGTGTCGTAGTCACTCATCGCGCTGACGGGCAGCCCGACGCGCTTTGCTGCTGTTTCCACGTCCTGCTGTTCCTGCCGCAGTCGCCGCAGTTCGTCGTCGGTCAGAGGGGGTACGGGGGTACTACTACTATCGTACTCTCTCTCTTTCTCTTTCTCACTCTCTCTCTCTTTCTCTCTCTCCTTCCGGTTTGTTCCGGTTTGTTCTGATTTGATTTCGGTTTGTTCCGGTTTGTTCTGATTTGATTTCGCTTTGTTGCCGTTTGATTTCGGTTTGATTTCGCTTTGTTCCTCGGCGTTCATGCGATTCGCCGCTTTGTTGCGACCGGAATCAAGCGTCGGTCGAATCAGCTTAAAACACGCCGAGCAGCTTCCAGAAAGCTCCGGCTCTTCTTCATCGAGCGCATACGCCGCGATTGCCAGCAACAGCTTTGTGCATTCTTCGACCGACAAATCTTTCATCGCCTCGTAGTAGCTGCGATAAAATGTGAATTGGTCACGCTTCATGTTTACCTTCCTTTCTTTTGGGTGTTCTTTGCAAAGATGGGGCAGACCCCGGAATCGAACCGGGCGCGCGGGCAAGGTGCTTCGCGTCAACAGCAAAAGGATAACAACACGAATCGGAGGCGTTAAAGAAGAGGGATTTACATTCAGCACCCGCGCGATACCTGCTATGTCTGCCATGAGTGCCGCCGTTTTTGCCCGGCGGCAGGCCTTTTGTGAAACGTCTTTTATTTGCCGTCTTTCCGGCTGCCAGAAAAAATGTGCGTTGCCCAAACCTTTTGAGCCTATTATTGTTGGTCTTTTGCTCGTCTTTCCGAGCCGCCAGTGTGAATTTGCCTGCCCTGTGTCCTCCTTTCTGGTGGGCTGTACCGTTTCAAGCGGTGGGAAACGTTACAAAATATGGATTTCTCCTGCTGCTCGGCGCGCGGCGGTATCGATCCGCCCCTTCTCGCGTAACGCCGCTTTACGTCCCGCGTTCGCTCTCCTGAGCTGCGCGCCATGTGCCGGGTTGCCCCGGCGAAGATTAGAAGGGCGGCTCTTCGTCGTCTGCCGCTGTAAAGCCCGCAATCTGGTTATAGGGCTGCTTCGGCTTCTCCTTATATTCCAGCTTATCCGGAACAGGTACGCCGTCCAGAATCGCCTGTACGCTCCTTGCGCGCCACGCTTTGACGCTTGCCTTGATCGTGCCTTGGTTGGAGAGGTATTCTTCCTCGCGCATCACAATTCCGATCTTCTTTCCCGCAGCGCTTCCTTCGTTCCAATCCCAAATGTAGCCGGGGTTGCTTTCCTCCAGCGACTTAATAAAGCCCTTGAAGAAGGGGTTCGTCAGCCCGTTATCGTCGTACAGCAGATAGCGGATCACGCCGCCCCACTTCGCATCTCGTCCGTTCTTCTTCGCATCGCGATATTGCGCGATGTAGAATCCGTCAAGGTCGCTCCCCTCCGCGATGTCAAAAGATACGACGATCATCGGCTTTCCGGCCTTGCTTTTCTCTTGCCGGATATTGGTGATCTGACAGACGTGGCCGCCCGGTGTCATGCGCTTGCCGGATTCCCCGTCATAGCTCATTGCGCTTTCCCAATCCTTCGGTTTCGTAATCATTGTTTACCCCTCCATTCCGTAGTATGCGCGCATCGTGATATCGACGAGTTTCAGGTCGTTCGGAATTTTCGTGTCGTCAAACATCCCCATCGGCGTTTTGACGACGTTCATTCCGTCCGTCCTCGTCTCAAACCAATAGCCGTCTTTGTCCGGCTTTGCCAATAGCACCGTCGTGAAAAGCCCCGCGACGTTCAGCTTCTCGTCGAGCATCCTTCCCTGTGTCTTCGGCTTGATTAGCCCGTCGTCCGCTTTCTCGACGTGGTGCAGGAAATAGACGATTGTGTTGTCCGGCGCAGCCTTGCAGGCCATAATCAGGTTATAAAAGCTCTGCGCCATGTCTACAAACTTCCCGTAGCCCGTTTCTTTTGCCCTGTCGAACGCATCAAACGCCATCAGGTATTGGCTGTCGTCGATGACATACCGCTTATATTTGGGGCGATTAACCAGCTTCATCAGCATCTCATAGCGGCCATGGTACTTTGACATGTCCACCACATTTTCGCCCCAATCGTTTTTGAACGGTAGCCGCTTGCTGGCGACGTTCAGCACACACACTTCTCCGGCCTTGAAGTTTCGCAGGCTGGCGCTCTTGCCGCTTCCGCTCTCTCCAAGCACCATAACAACCTCTGCCAAACTCATTCCTCCATTCTGTCCATCGGGTCAGAGGCGAACGGATTTCCCCCGTCGTCCCAATCCGACAGCGACCCGTAGTAGGGTCTGCCGTAGGCCATTGGGCGCTCGTCAGTGTCCTCGCAGCGCCCGCAGCCGTCACATTCTTCCTTCAAATTGATTTTGCAATGGTACATTGTCTTTCTCCCCGCTAATAAAGCGGCCTCTGACCCTGCGCGGAATCTGTATGGCTTCATAGCATCCGTCTTTGAGAATCTGGATCGCCTCCAGCACCTCCGGGTCGATGGCGTTATCCTCGGCAAATGCGTTGATGATGTTCCCCGCCCAGATAAAGCGGTCACTCGTCAGCATCCTCGCCCCACGTCTTTTCAAAGTCCTCAATATACGGATTGTACACGGTTTCGCCCTCGACCAGCCAAAGGCCGTTTTCGTCCTGCACGACCTTTCCCTCGTCGTCGTGGGTGTATATGTACCTCAGCTCGAAAACCTCGCTCAAATCGCGCCTGATCTCCGAGAGGATATCCACCAGCCCGTCAAACGTCGTCGTGCAGAGCGCCCTGTCGTCAATGTCCAGTTCATAGCGTGTTTCGCCGTGCCGGTCTACGCTCGCCGTCAGTGAAAAAATGTTGCCTTGGAGCGTAAAATTTTTGATTTTTCCTGCCACGTCTTTCCCTCCAGCTCGTCTTTATGAATCCGTCGATATTCCGCCCGCCGCCATGCGCTGGGGTCGTACAGCGTAATCTTGCCGTTCTTCTCGCATACGCAGACCGGACAGCCCGGACGCGGATTAACCTTCATGTTCCTTTTTCAGCTCCTGCTCGATTCGCACCGCCAGATAAAGCAGAACCCCAACCAGCACCGCCAAGTCCAGAACCGCCAGCGTCGCCCACAGCTCGTTCATAGTATCACCTCCATTCCCAACGCCCGGTAGAGCGTCCTGTACGTTTGAATCGTCATCGTCTCCGGCTGCTTGAAGTACCGGCACAGCGTCGGAACGGAAATTCCGGTTCGCGCCGAAAGGGTGTCAAACGTAATCTTTTTGACGCATTTTGTCTGTTGCAAGCCGTTGATGATCTGGCTGTTCAGCTCCTCGTTCATTTGCTTGGCGCGGCCTTCTGCCGTCAGCGCTTTAACCTTCGGCATTGCTTTTTCTTCCTTTCTGTGCTATAATAGCTATGGTTAAAATTTTCCATTGGCTTCCGCTCGTGATGCAATCACGGGCGGCTTTTTTTATTCAACCCGTTCCCACGTGAAGCGACCGTTCTGCCCGTTGCGCCATGCCCCAGCTTTACGCCGTCTGCGCGGCCTGCTTGCCGAGGTTGTAGCCCGTCAGCATCGCCGTTGCGACCGTTTGCAGGCTATCTTCCTTCGCGTCCGGCAGCAGCTTCAGCAGCGCCGCCAGCGCGGCTTCCTTCTGCTGTCGCGTCAGGTTGCTTTTCGCCATCATCTGTCACTTCCTTTCTTTCCTTCCCTTCCGAATCTGTGCTATACTGTTCGGATGAGAAGGAGGTAATACCATGAATCTAACCCATTACCAGTTGAACCTCTTGTCCGCGCTGGAAACCCAGCGCATCCGGCTTAGTGCTTCCCTTGCGCCCGAGGCTTACGCCGAATTGAAATTTCTGGAAAAGGCGGGCTTTGTGAAGATCGTGCCGCCTGACCCAAACTTTTCATATCTACCGGATTATAATGCCTCTGACCTTTTCTTTGCCTTGGCTTCTCCAGGCTGGCAAGCCCTGCACTTAGAACAGGATCGCCGCCAGCATGAAATAGAAGAAGAAGCCAAGAAGCAGGAAGAGCGCAAAACGGATCATGCGAACGCTGATAAGGATCGCAAGCTGCATTTCGCCCATGAGTGGAAGATAGCTGTTTACACTTCGCTCACCAGCTTCATAGCCGGAGCGGTAGCGAACCACTTCTTCGATATAGTAGCGCGTGCTGTTGAATGGGGGACGTCGTTTCTGTCGCACCTTTAAGTTCCCTCCTTTCCGGCTTTAATGGTGATTGCGTTTCTGTGTCCTTTTGTTGTATAATATGAATACATTCGTACAACAAAGGAGAATTCTATGAAATTAACCAATCGGCAATTCGATCTTCTTGGCCGTGTTCTGCGCGAACGTGTGTACATCGACGACAGCCTTTCAACAGATGATTACTGCGATCTTCTAAAGCTGGAAAAGGTTAATTACATCGAACGCAAGACCGAGAATCCAAATTATTCAGACTACGTTCCAGATCAATTTCTGGATAAAGAATTCTTCGTCTCCAGCTCAGACGGCAAACAGGCTTATGATCTGGCGAACGATGAACGACAAAAGGAAGCCGATGAACGAGCCCGCCACGAAGAAGAGCGCCTGACGGATCGCGAGAACACTGTCAAGGATTCTGAAAAGAACCACCGTCACGATGTTAAGATAGTCATACTTAGCGCACTGATCGCGTTCGCTCTCGCTTGCATCCAAAGCCTTATAAGCTCGCTTTTCTAAATCTTTATGCCATTCGGAAGACATGTTATATTCCTCCTTTCCGCCGCGCATCACTGCGCGGCTTTGTTGTTTTCTTCCGGAATACGGAAGATTTCGTCGCAGGTGCACCCCAGCGTCTTGGCGATGATGGGAATGTACCGCGCCTGAATCACTTTTCGGCCGGACAGCATGCCGCTGAACGAGTTGCCCGTCATTCCGAGGTTCTCCGCGACCTTTACGTGCTTAATGCCTTTTTCAATCAAAATCCGACGAATGTTTCCGATTATGATAGCGTCCCCCGTCTTGTCCGCCATATTGTCTCGCCCTCCTTTCCTTACGTCATTCCGCCCTTGTTTTATACACTGATTCGTTGTATAATTGAAATGTAGGTTTTTCCTACAACCCCGCCGCCCCTGTCGTCCGCCTCACTCTATTTAGGGAGGAGGTGAAGACATGGGGAAAAATTCCGTTCGGACATCCGCTGAACTGGCAACGCTGGCTTCCAACCTTCTGGCCGGAAGGCGTATGGAGGAATTTGGGCTCGAAGTACAATCTGTACTCGATGCGCTTTTCATAGAAGATCTGGCTAAGCGTTTAGCCGGTTCAGTGCTGTCCAATCGCAGGGAGTAACGACCCTGCAACCCCGTTGTGAGACCCCGCCGTTTCACAACGGGGCTTTTTTATTCTTCCATCTTCATCCCGCGAAGCATCATAATCCGCGCCACCTCGGAAAGAGATTTGCGCTCATATTCCGGCTTCTTGCGAAGCTGAACAATCTTCCGGTCAACTTCCGGCGTGAGCGCGATGCAGATTCGGCGCGTAGTCATGGGTTTCGGCTGCTTTTCCAATTCGTCTTCCCTCCTTTCTCCCCGTTCCAATTTGTGTTATACTGTAAATAAGGAAAGGGGGTGATGTTATGGATTTTAAGGTTAAGGTTAAATGCAATAACTGCCGATGCAAGTTTGAGATACGACCGGGGTTTTTGCCGTCTGGCAAACAAATCAGTTGTCCCTGTTGTTACGCCCCGCTGCCGTCTGATGTATCCGACAAAATTGCATCCGGGCTAAGAAGTTTCTCCGATGTACCCGAAAACGTTGACGGTTTTTTGATTTCCGTTGATTCTTTCAGCCCGCTGTTGGACGCTATCAGACCCGAATAA